GACTCCGTGCATGATTCGCACGGTGTTGGAGAACCTGAGCACTGTTGACCAAAAGATTTTGCGTGATGCTCTTGCAGATCGTGAGGCTTGGGGTCATAAGACTTTAGCTAAGGCGTTGATTCAACGGGGTTTGCCTTTGGGTGAGCATATGATTCGGCGGCGTAGGAATGAGCCTTGTGCTGGTTGTGTCTGTAGGGTTGTCTAATGCTAGAGAATCTGGAACCAGCTGTAAAGGTGACAGCTCCGAAAGACTTTAGGCCCGGCCTCGAGTTTGACGGGAACGAGGGCACAGCCACGACTGGGGGCTTGTTGGAGGCACCTAACTTTGACGAGTTCCTCCTCGAGCGGGGCTACCCACCTGACGAGTATGAGATTGTGGGCACACCACGGACTTCTCAGTGGCAGCGTTGGGATGGGGAGTGGCTGACGGCTTACAGGTTTCATTTCCGCAGGAAGGTGACAGACCTCGACCTGCCGACCTTGTACGCGCAGGCGAAACGCACCACACCGAAGCCTCCGAAAAAATCCGGTAACACTCGCACGTATGTGATTTGTCCTGCCGACTTCCAGATTGGTAAGGGCGGCTCGAGGGGCGGACATGAGGAGAGCATCCAACGGATTCACGCGAGCTATGCCCGCATTGAGGAGAAGCTGAAGGCAGGCAACTACGATCACATTGTCATCCTGGACATGGGGGACATTGTGGAAGGCGTGTCGAACAAGGCTGACATGGATCAGCTTGTGACCAATTCTTTGAGCCCGATGCAGCAAACCGATTTGGCTGCCGCGTTGATTTGGGATTTGGTGAAGTTGGCCTGCAAGTATGCCTCGGTGACTTACGGCTCGGTTGCTTCTAACCATTGCCAGTTCCGGGTGAACAAGGCGGCGGTTGGCAGACCGGGCACTGACGACTGGGGGATTGTGATTCTGCAACAGATTCGCAGACTAGCCACCGAAGTAGGACTGCCCGTAGATCGTTGGCTTGTCCCACAACCTCATGATGAAGGGTTCGCCTTTGACGTGTTCGGTGACGGCTCACACATTCTTGGGGCGATTCACGGCCACCAGGTTGCACGCCCGGATTCGTTCCAAGCGTTCTGGACTAAAGCCGTATTCAATGACACTTATTTGGCGGCTAGCACGCTTATGGTTAGCGGGCACTTCCACCATCATCGGGTGGAGCAGTTCTCGGGCTCGGAGGGTCGTGAGCGTTGGTGGGTGCAAGCCTCGACCATGGATAACGGTTCGGACTGGTTCACGAGGATGTCGGGTGGTGGTGGGGATTCGACTACAGCTGTGACGTGTTTCGAGTTGGAGGCGGGCGTGCCGTTCCGTGGGCGGATTGACCTGCTGTGAAACCGTACTACCAGGATGACTTGGTGACTTTGTATCACGGGGATTGCTTGGAAGTGACTTATTGGTTGGAGGCTGATGTGCTTGTTACCGACCCGCCATACGGTGTTGCTTGGCTAACTAGGGAAACTTATGGTGGCAAGATGAACGGCAAGGGAGCCGTTCGAGAGAAGGATGCAGTTGCCAACGACAGGGACACCTTAGCCCGTGATGAGGTAGTTCGGCTTTGGGGTTTCAAACCCTTCATTATGTTTGGCGCATGGAAAATCCAGCGACCCGACCCTATTGACTCTTTGCTCATATGGCACAAGGCTGGGATGCCACCAGGCCCAACGAACGCAGCCTTTATGACTCAGCACGAGGAGATATATGTGCGAGGCTCGGGTTTCCGTAAATCTGCACCACCACTGCGCTCAGTAATCACAACGAACGAACACAGACCAACAACTGTCATGGCTATCGGACATCCAACACCTAAGCCGATTGGGTTGATGGAAACATTGATTGACCGTTGCATTCAGGGCGTCATCGCTGACCCGTTCGCCGGTTCTGGTGCCACACTCATAGCAGCACGCAACCTGGGCAAGAAAGCCATCGGGGTAGAGTTGGAGGAGAAGTATTGCGAACTCATCGCCACACGACTATCGCAACAAGCGTTCGACCTCGAGGGATTGACAGCATGACCGATGAAAATCCCATTGACTTTGCGAAGATGATGGCATCAGAACGCGCACACAACAGACCACCGATAGAGATCATCACACCAGAGTTCAGAGGTGTAGCCCAAAACTTCTTCAGCCTGCCGTTATACCTGTTCTTGGATTTGAAGGCAGCACAACATCAGAAGAGTGGTGACGAGTTGCTTATCCTGTTTGATGCGGCAGAGCAAGCTTTCACCGAGTCAGACATGGAGAAGCTGGAAGATTTGACGATCACCCAGTTCATCGAGGTTATGCAGTCATGGGTTCACGCTTCAGGTCACAATGAATTTCAATAGTCCCTGCCTGAAATGCGGAACACTGGTGCGAGGAGCTTCATACTGTGGGGGGTGTCGGCCTATACGGGTGGACTCCCCAGAACGACAGGCCAAGAAACGCGAGTTATATAACAGCGACTATAGGAAACGTAGGAAGCAAATAAAATCCCAAGCTACTCACTGCCACCTATGCGGTAAGCCATTCGAGTTCGGGGACAGCATAGAAGCAGACCACCTGATACCAGGTCACCCGGATAGCCCTCTCGCACCAGCTCATCGTGAATGCAACCGTAAACGAGGCAACAAGCCGTTAGTGTAGGGGCCCCGTACGGGTCAAGTAGGGGTGGGGTAAATCTTCAAACACGTTTCCACCGTCACCCGCCGCCCCAGCCTTCTTTCTACACCCGCGAAATTAAGTGTTTTGGTAGGGTATAGGTATGACTCTGAAGATTGAAAGCCTACCGATTGACAAGCTCACGTTCGACCCTTCTAATGCGCGGAAACATTCTGACGTAAATCTAGCAGCGATTGCGGAGTCTTTGAAGCAGTTTGGGCAACGGAAGCCTATTGTTATCACTGCCGAAAATGTGATTGTGGCGGGTAATGGCACGGTGGAGGCGGCCAGGTTTCTGGGGTTGACTGATATTGATGTGGTTCGGGTTCCGAAGGATTGGAGTGCCGATCAGGTGAAGGCGTTTGCGCTTGCGGATAATCGGACTGCAGAGTTGGCCGAGTGGGATGACAAAGTTCTCCAAACACAACTTGCTGAATTATTAGAAGCAGGTTTTGAAATTGCAAAGTTAGGCTTTGAGGTTTTGCAGCCAGCGGTCGTTGATGTAGAAACTTTTGAAGATGAAGTCCCCGAGTTGCCCGGAGAGCCAATAACCCGTTTGGGTGATGTTTGGTTATTGGGTAATCATAGGTTGGTCTGTGGTGATTCAGGTTTTTCGGCTGTTGTTCAGATGGCGTTGGCGGGGGAGCAAGCGGATTGTGTATTTACCGACCCTCCTTACAATGTTGATTACACTGGCGGCACTAAGGATCATCTCTCAATTCAAAATGACTCTATGAGCGCTGAGAAGTTTGATGTTTTTTTGGAAAACTTTTATCGAGCAGCCTTTGAAAACACAAAAGCTGGTGGCCCGATTTATGTCTGCCACGCTCATATGCATCATGAACATTTCAAACTTGCGATGGAAAAATCCGGCTGGATGCTAAAGCAATGTTTGGTATGGGCTAAGGATCGAATGGTTTTGAGTCGGCAAGATTACAACTGGCAACACGAGGCAATTCATTACGGCTGGAAACCTGGTGCGGCACATTCCTGGCACGGCCCATTTACTAATACGACCGTCATTGATTTTGAAAAAAAAGATTGGAAAAAACTTTCTAAGGAACAACTCATTGACTTTTTGGAAACAGCCTACGATACGACTACAATTGTTCGCGCAAAAAGACCGCATCGAAATGACATTCATCCCACCATGAAGCCTATTGAGTTGGTGGCAAAATTATTGAAAAACAGCGTTGCAAGAAATGATTTAGTTCTTGACCCGTTTGCAGGTTCTGGATCTACGTTGATAACCTGCGAGCAGTTGGGGTTAAGGTCTGCAAACGTAGAAATTGACCCAAAATATTGTGACGTTATAGTTGAGCGCTGGCAAACATTAACAGGCGAGAAGGCGGTGCTTGAGAATGCCGGCAGGTAGGCCAGCCAAACCGATTGAGCAGAAACGGCTTCTGGGTAATCCCGGAAAGCGTGCTATGCCGAATGAGAACAGCGTTGTGTTGTTGCCGATGGTGGAGCACGCGCCTGAGCCTACGCGCCCGCTGCTGAAGTATGGGCAGGAGTTGTGGGATCGCATTTGGGGTATGGGCGCAACCTGGGTTTCCGATAGGACTGACATTGAGTTGTTGATGATGACGTGCGAGATGATTGACGAGCGGTGGAATTTGCGAGTGAAGGTTATGCAAACGGATGATGCGACTATGCGCCGGGGTTTGCGTGAGCTTGACCGGCAGATTGTTTCTAATCTTTCGTTGCTTGGGTTCACGCCTTCTGATCGTGCGCGGTTGGGTGTTGCAGAGGTGAAGGCTAAGAGCAAGCTTGAGGAGTTGATGGAGCGCCGCGCTAACCGGGAGGAACAGCGTGGATAGTTGGCCTCCGGCCTGGTTGACCCCTGTCCCTGAGAAGGCTTTGGCTAGGGGCCGTGTGATGGAGCCGGTGGTGGATTTCGTTGAGGCTTTCGGTATGGTGACGAAGGACTCTGTGGCGGGTAAGGCTGGGAGCCCGTTGGTGTTGCGTGAGTGGCAGAAGTCTTTGCTCGAACATTTGTTCGCATGGGATGAGGATGGAATCCGTGCACGCGTTTCTCTGGTGGGGATGCCCAGGAAATCAGGCAAGAGTGCGCTCGGTTCTGCTATTGGTCTTTACAGTTTGATTTTGGGCCCGCGTGGTGGGGAAGTGTATTCGGTGGCTGCGGAGAAGGAGCAGGCGCGGATTGTGTTTGCGGATGCTAAGCGCACAGTGGAGGCTAGCCCGGAACTGTCATCGTTGACGAAACTTTATCGGGATGCGATTGAGTTGCCTTCGTTCAACTCGGTCTATCGGGTGTTGTCTGCGGAGTCTGTGACTAAAGAAGGTTTGTCCCCGACCACGGTTATTTTTGATGAGTTGCACGCGCAACCTGACCGGGAACTGTTTGACGTGTTCTCGTTGGCTATGGGTGCTCGAGGGAAACTTGCGACTCTCATTGCGATCACTACGGCTGGGGTTCGTTCGGATCGCACTGGTAAAGATTCCATCGCTTTCAACTTGTATAACTATGGCAAGCGTTTGGCTTCGGGTGAGGAGAAGGATGACACGTTCTTCATGGCGTGGTGGGAGGCACCCGAGGGGGCAGACCATCGTGACCCGGAAACGTGGCGGGCCGCTAACCCTGGGTTCGGTGATTTGAATGCTGAGTCGGATTTCCATTCGGCTATCAAACG